GTCTCGAAAACGTCATTGTTGTTGGCAAGAACAGTAGGTTCCTTGCTATAGGTCACCTGTACGGTACGACCTGGGGTAATGCGGTCATAGACAGATATGGTCTGACCACTTGCATAAGTTGTCACATTGGCCATAGGGTCATGACGCCATTGTTGGACAGGCTTCCACTCACCAGTGGGGCCAGGCGTGTCCCAGGATACCCCTAAAACCGTGTCTACGGCCGCTGGGAGGCTGTATGTGGACTGGGTGGCAGTAAGACTAAAGGTTGTCTTATCTACCCCGTAAAGCTGTGGAAACACCGCTCTAATGGTGTCATTGATAGCACGCTTAATTGAAAGCTTAGGGAAGGTAGGAGAGATGGTTACCTTGGTGTTAGTGGTGTGGCTGGCAGCTGTAGTGCCTTGGTAGCCACGTCCATAAGGGGCTGCTGTAGCAGTACTGGAGACACGATCGTAGGTGTCAACCCAGATAAGTTCATCGTCGATTTCGACAACACCCTTGCCGATATTGGATACGCTACCTAGACTCAGAGAGAGGGCAGAGGAGTTGATGTCAGCAGTAAGGTGAGTTGTGCGATCTTGTCGCATAGTGTAGCCATTGAGATTTAGGAGAACTTCATCTACCAAATTGGCAAGGGTTGATGTCATTAGGACGATATCCTTCTTAGAGCTTCGGGTGCAGCAAGACCATCAGTTCCTGCTAGCACGTTACAGATACCTTGAATATCAAGGAAAGTTTTTGGATCTGTGCGTCCATCTTTGCGATTAAGCGCGCCTTGGATGCTTTGACCTGTTGTTCCAGCCCACTCATTGGCAGCAAGATTGTCTCCGACTACGTTCAATGGGGTACGATAAGTTCCACCATTAGCAAGTCGATTTAATTCAGCACTAAATGGTGAGCCTGTATTTCCGACTGCCATTATCTATACCTCGCTGTCTTTCGTGCAATTGACTTTGGTTGTTTGGAGAACTGTCTGCCAGCTTTGGTATCTTGACGCTTCTTAGCAGAAGTTGCTGCGTACTCTTTCTTGCTCAAGGCTTGTCTTGCCTTCTTAGGCAAGTAACGTTCTCCTGTTGCCTTAGAACCTTGGGTGCTGGGTTTACCAGATCTGGTTCCCCACTCTTCCTTGGTCCACTTAGACAAAGACTTTTGTTTGCTGGACTTGCTACCTGTGTAGCCACCACCAGCTTTCTTATACTGTTGTGCTACAAGTTGCGCTTTACGCGCTGACCATTGTCCAGGTCTACCGCCTTTTGAACCAGCAAGGACTCGTCTCTTAATAGACTCACGTAGACCTGGTTTGGTATATGACATAATTAACCGAGTAGTCCCTTTTTGCGCCAGTCGCCACTCTTAATGTTTTTCTTGATTACTGGACCAATTCCGGATTTTCTCCAGTCTGCTTTTGCAGATGTGGTCTTTTTAGCAGCAGCCTTGGTTGCCATACGTGCGGATGGTCCAGCACCTGGCATACCTGACTTGCTCTTTGCGTAAGAAGCACGAGCTGCGTCTGGAGACTTAGCAGCAGGAGCAGCCTTAGCACGGGCAGCAGCTACACGCTTAGCACCGTACATACGGGTTACACCTTGGATGAACTCAGCACGAGCACCCTTAGGAGTTTGACCAGCCTTAGCAAGGGCCTTGGTCATACCCATCTTCTTAATTTTATCGATTGTGGCTTGGCTTACAGGAGTATAAAGCTTTTCACCCTTTGATCCTTTGCCTCCACCTTTAGGCATCGCACCCTTTGGGCGGGATGCCACTTTCTTTGGTTTTGGAGCGTATGGCATTTTACCACTTCACCTTATCTGCCCAATATGCGGCACTCATTTTTCCTTTGGATATGTTTCTACGATGACGCGCCTTGAAACTCTTACGCTTCATCTTCATTCTTTGTGACTCCCCAGCCTTTGGCTTACCAGCAGTACTTGCGCCTTGCTCTCCAAATCGGATTGTCTTTACTTGACTACCCTCTTTAGCCACAACAACGTGTGACTTCTTTGGGTGGTTAGGAGTACGCTTAGGCTTGTTAAAGCCTGAGACTCCAGCTCTTGCTAGCCTAGGATCTCTTTTGCTTGCCATATTCACCGTACTTTCCTAATACTGCTCGAATGGTTCCGTTCTTATTCAGACGAACCACTTTCCCGTCCTTAATCTGGACAGAGTTAAAACCTCTATGGGTCTTATATTGTCCAGATGACATTACTTACCCTTGACTCTCTTGAGACGTGGGTTCTTGCGCTTTGCAGCAGGACTTGCCTTGCGAGATGACGCGGCGAGGATTGCACCAGCACGCTCCATCGACACACCTGACTTGCGAGCAATCTTCTTCTGAACTGCCTTGAACCCTGGGTGCTTGGCTGATTTTTTCATCGGACAAATTTACCTGGATTCTTGTTCTTGCTTGGAACTGGAACGCTATTTACGCCTCTAACAGTAGACTTAGAGATAGGGTCCATCTTTGCAATCTTGCGTTCTTTAGTACGACCACGTTCAGCCTTTTGCTGACCAGTCAAACTGGTAGCTGACTTCTGAGTAGCGCCGTAACTTTTTACATCATAAAAAGATTTACGCATCGCCATTATTTTTTCTTCGCTTTCTTCTTAACAGCTTTCTTCTTTGCCATCTTCATCATTGTGGCTTTTTCTTCCATCTTTTCAGCCTTTGCGTACATCTTGGCTGCTTTTTTACCCTTAGCTGTGTAAGGGAATTTCTTTCCGCTAACCATTGGCATTAAATTAACCCTCCTGTTGAGTCGTCCGCTTTGAACGCCTTACCTGCTCTGTTACTTACCTCAACCGCAGTCTGTATGTCTCGCATACGAGTTGATGACGGTTGAATTCCTTGTGCTCTAGCATCTCTATAGGCTTGGAGCTCTGCATCCCACTTCTTTGTGGACATGCTGGTTCTTGTTGATGCTTCTCCTGCATTCAGATTCAAACCTAGAATCTTGCATCCAAAGCATCCATCTACATCCGTAGGATGTGTTTGTCTATGTAACATCTGTCCCCCTAGACAGTTTGAACTGTGTACCCTGCAGCTTCTAGCGCTGCCTTTTCAGCAGACGATACTTCGTAAATGTGACCACCCAAGTAATACAGGTCAGCATTAGCCAGATCTTCAGCATACGGAAAGCGCTCTTGACGATAAACACCGTTCTCCTTGATTACAGTAATACCTCGTTCCAACTTGTATCTGTAGTGCAGTACGTTGTCCCCTGCAGGTCCTTCAGATACTGTTGGTGGTGTGAAGATGAATGGCATAGTTCTCCTTTAGTGAACTCACCACCAAGCAGGGTTTCCCCTGCTTGGCAGTCAATCAACTAAACTGTCGGACGGACAGACGATGCTGTCTCGATACGCCAGAGAGCTTCTGAACGGTAACGGTTCCATCCAAGTACGCCGTACCAGCCGATTGGGCGGAGACGCATCAACTTGTCTGTAACTGGACCGATAACTGTGTGTGGTTCTTCTGCAACTGCTTCTGCAAGAGCCTGTTGACCCATGATGAAGGTTGAGTACACACGGACCTGGCTTCCGCCAGCTCCTGAACCAGCCTGTGAGTTTGGTAGGCGTGGTGACTCAACGAAAGCAACGCCTTCGTAGGTTCCAAGCTCACCTGCGTAGATACCAGCGGTATCAACGTACTCGTGTGGCTGACGCCATCCTGCAGTTCCTGTTTCTGCACGAAGGTCGTGAGAAACTTCTGGGTGGATGTAGGAAGCGTAAAGATTTCCACGGCGTGGCACAACGTTTGCTGCGCGAAGCTTCGCTACTGCGTAGCGGATATCGCGAGACTTGATTGTGTCAGAACCAGTGATTGTGGTGATTGCTGCAGATGTGGAGAGTGATCCAGCGGATTCGCGGATTACTTGTGATCCACCATTGAGAACGTCACGTACGATTGTATCGAGTGAGTCGTTCATGTTGAATGCAACAATGTTTGCAAGAGCTGGCTCTACATCAGCGAGTGAGAAGAGATCGAGCTTGCGGGTTGAAATGATTGAGTTACCATACTCATTGAGAGTAACTGTAACAGTGCTGGTTGCAGGAATTGCAACTGCATCTGGATCGACAGTTTCTGTCAATGCGGTGGTGGCAACTGCGAGGTCATTGTAAAGTTGGAACAATACAGATGAACCTGCATGGGACTGTTGTGCAGGCTTCTTGTCAGCAACAGAGCGGAATGATGGCACGGAACGAAGAGCGAACTCTACGAGCTTGTCATACGCCTGAGTAACAAGGTTAGCACCGACAACTGTACCCGCTTGACCTGCTGGCAACGCAGCAGAGGTATACAAGTTAGGCATTTACCTGTCCTTTTTGGTTGAATTGGCTACGATTGTGAACCGTAGATAAGGTTTAGGATTTCATCCTGGGATTGTGCGTTGTTAATACGGAACGCTAAATCCTCGGACTTGTCGGGGGATAAAGCACCACTTGTAACGGCATCCATCTGTCGCAAAGCTGCGACGTCCTTTTGACTTACTTCCTGCTGTGGTTGAACTTCAAAGCCGAATACATCAGCATTCTGGTCTAACCAAGCTGAGATAGCATCTTCTGATGCGTCCAAGTCATTGGGTACAAATGCGGCTACCTTTGGGTTTACGCCACGGGACGAAAAAACGTCCTTCAAAATCCGCTCTCTTTGGGACTTACTGAGTTCACCAAGTGAACTTTCAAGTTCCTTGTTTCTCTTCTGCTCAGCCTTCAAAGCTTTGCGCAGTTTCTTTACAAGGTCAGTTTCCGATTCGTATGATGGCGTAAAGTCATCATCTTCCTCTTCGTCATCCCAGTAGTTATCGCGGTTGTTGCTCATAGCAACTCTCCCTTTTCTAGTAGTTGGCGCACGCCTCAACATCTACAGGGGAATAGATATTGGCTCGTACTGTCGGTCTAATACGCCGCATGGGGCCGATCGATCCATGTCGGGATTCTGTTAGAGTAAGCCCATTGTTCCTGTACGTAGGGCTGTTGTTGATAGTCCAGACTGTCCTCTAAATGCCTGAACTTCTTGTTCAGCAAGTTTCTTACGGCGTTGTGAAGCAGTTCCAAGGAACTGTTCAGCCTGTAGTTCTTGCTGTATCTTTTTAGCATCTGCAGCGCCACCGGTAAGATCACGCTCGTAAATACCTGAGAGCTTCTCAGTAGGTCTAAGTTGCTCTGCAATATTCTCGTAGCCTTGACCAGCAAGTTGTGTAATCTGTGCTTCGGTATATCCAAGCCCAGTTAACTTAGCAGCCTGTTGCTTAGCAAATTCTGTATCTAGTGAGATACCTGTAGCTTCAGATGATCTACGAATTGCTTCAGTAGCAAATACACCAGAAGTACGACGATCTTCAAGAGCCTTAGTTCCGATAGTTGGATCTAAGAAGAATGCTGTCAAATCTGAAGGAGCACTAATGTACTTAAGTTCCATAAGAGCCTTGACATAGAAAGGATCAGCATTGATGGAACGTAAACGAGCAGCATTGGCACGTTCATCAAGCTCTGCCACAGATACATCATTCTGCATATACTTGGTAATAGAGTCATCGGACTTAAATCCAGTTCTTGCTGTTTCGCTAGTTACATACTTATCGATAACACGCTTGTAACCAAGAACTAAGCCAACAAGCTCTCCAGGCTTCTTCTTTGTTGTTAGCTTCTCATTAAACTTACCAAAGTCTTTGTAGAACGGTGAGTCAACTGTTGTGCCAGCTTTGGACTGATATGTAGGTAGATATAGATACTGATCTACAACATTCTCAAGTTCATTAGGTCCAGCAAATTTAGCGTCTTTAATAATGGTTCTAAAGTAAGTAACGCTAGCATCTACAGTAGATTCAGGTAAACCAGCAGCAAGAAGTTTAGCTTTGAGAATTAGCCAAGTCGTATCAAATGTGTCAACAGCTGGTGGTTCTTCTACTGGAGTTTCGTCAGGTGCTGTATCAGGGGCAGGTCTATCGCCTTCTTCTCCCTTGCGGAATCCGCCTGGGTCAAATGTACCTCCACCATCGGATTTAGCTCCATCACCTTTACCATCTCCAGTGCCATCACCTTTACCATCGCCACCATCGCCACCTTTGCCGTCTCCGCCAGTGCCGCTATCTCCGCCAGCATTACCGCCATCAAATGGCATGCCTCCAGGAGGGATCTCGTTGCTTCCAGTACTGCCTCCGCCAGGAGTTCCTTTGTCGAGACCAGAGCCAGCAGCAGTTCCACCTAGAGCAGGAAATACACCGTAAGGTGGTTTTTCTGGTGTTTCTTTTTCTAGCTTTGAAAGTTTTGAAGAACTAACTTTACTTGGCGGTGGAGGCTCTTCTGTTTTAGCAGCCTTGCTTGTGGTTTTAGTAGTTGGCTTAGGAGCAGGTTCTGGTGCTTTAGCAGCAGTCTTAGTTGGGGTAGACTTTGGCAAATTGCTTGGACCAGGTGCTTCTTCTGCTTTAGGGGCAGCTTTAACTGGTGCAGCTGGTTTAGGAGCCTCTGCTTTAACTTCTTCAACCTTAGCTTTAACTGCTTTGCTGACTTGAGTTACGGGACTGTTTTTAGATGTAGTAGCACCAAGGTCAACAGCCTTTTGAAGATTTTCATCAACTTGTTTAGAAAGTTGGTCTACCTTTTTAACATCGGCAGCAGTAATCTTTGGCTTATCGAGAATAGCATCGATCTTCTTCTCAGCAT